CCGACCCTCGCACAAACTTTTCAGATTTTTCCATTTTAGTCAACCGACCCTCGCACAAACTTTTCAGATTTTTCCATTTTAGCTACCTCCCTAATGATTCTAAGCAGTTATCCCACGTAAGTCACCTAAAACTCTACAAGCCCTTTCTAGCCCACTTGCTTTTCCCTGTAAGTTTGGTTTATAGTTATCTGTATGACACAAGTTACTAAAGTAGATAAGAAATTAGAAGAGAACGCCATTGATATATTGGATATGATAGCAGGTGGCGCAGACGAGAAAGCAGTTTGCGATCATTTCCATATAAGACGGGGTACGTTCGTTCAGTGGATGATTAAGTATCCGCCCTTTGAGTCAGCAGTAATTGAAGCTAGAAAGCAAAGAGCAGATAGTTTTCGCTCTATAATCCAGAATAGACTTTATGATGACAACGGCGACTTCATTACTTTGAACAAGGATGATGTCCCAGGAGAGAAGTTAATCTTCGATAAGTTGAAATGGCTAGCGGAAGTGGATAATCCGGAGAAGTACGGGACTAAAGTTAAGCACGAAGGCGGTAGCATTATGCCAGTTCAGATCGTAGTTGACACAGGAATAAAGAACAAAGAAGATAAAGCAATAGAAACTGAATCCACCGAAGTACCCGAAGAAGGCTACAAGGATATGGATTTTTAACAAAGAGAGGAAGTATGAGTGACGCAATCGGAAAAGCATTAGGTAAGAGAGTATTGATGGAAGATGGGACTTGGATCTCAGTTAAGTCATTACCGAAAGACGTTCAAGATGAAATGTCTAATAACTCTAAGATAGCTGATGCACAAAGAAGAGACAAAGCACTAGCTAATAGTACTGACTTCAATAAGAAGAAAGACAATAAGATTGAAGCTGCTTTAAGAGCTGAGAACAATGAACTTAAAGATATGGTTAGAGCGCAAGGTGAGATGTTAGCAACTATTAATGCTAAGATGGAACTTGGGGCGGCTGTCGCTAAACCTGCTAGAATGGCTACCGGGGCTGAGCTTAAAACTGCTACCCCGAAGCCTAGAAAGCCAACTAAGAAAGAAAGCCTACAAGCACAATGTGAAGATAAAGGTCTTGAGTTTGAAGACTCTAATACTATCGCTGAATTAGAAGAATTGATTACAGAAGCGGAATTAGACGAGTTTGACCAAGCCGCAGAAGCTTAGTAGTGCCTGATTGGTTAGGGAAGTATTCTAAAGATAAAGATATTATGTCCGAAGGACCTACTGTCGTTGGCATGGAACTTCCCTACAATCGGGAACTTAAGAAAGAGATTAAGAGAGTTGAGACAGGCTATTGCCCTAGACCGCTCCAAGCACTAATACATGCAAGCCTGAAGAGATTCAATGTACTTGTATGTCACCGCCGTTTCGGTAAAACTATCCTATTGATAAATGAAACTATTAATAGGGGGTTAAAGAATCAACTACATAATCCACAATATGCCTATGTCGCGCCTACCTACAAACAGGCAAAGATGATAGCATGGGAATATATTGTTGATTACACATCTTCGTTACCCGGAGTTAAAGTCAATAAGTCAGAACTATCAGTAGAGATACTGAGAGAAGGGACTAAAGATGCCAATGGTGCATGGCTCAAAAAGCCAGATAAAATTAAGTTTATGCTCCTTGGGGCTGACAATCCCGATTCACTTAGAGGGATATATTTGGACGGGGCGGGTCTTGACGAATTCGCTCAATGCGACCCTATCATCTGGGGAGAGATTATACGTCCGGCACTTGCTGATAGGAAGGGATGGGCAATATTTATTGGAACTCCCAAAGGACAGAATCACTTTTATAATAGATTAAAGAAAGCAGAGACACAGCCTGAGAACTGGTTCACAGCGATATATAAAGCTAGTGAAACTGGTGTTTTGCCTACAGAGGAACTTGAGGATATGATGTCCGATATGGAGCCTGAAGAGATCGAACAGGAATTGGAGTGTTCGTTCCATGCGGCAGTTAGAGGATCTTACTACGGGGACGCCCTTCGAGAAATTGAAGAGAACGGGCAAATCCGAAGAGTCTTCCATAACCCTAAATATCCGGTAGATACGCATTGGGATATAGGTATTGGGGATTCAACAGCGATTGTATTTAGACAAAAGATTAACGATACTTGGCATTACATTGACTATTTGGAAGCAAACGGTAAAGGTGTTGAGTGGTATATAGATGAATTAGAAAAGAAGCCCTATGTTTATGGCCGCCATGTATGGCCACATGATGGGAAGAATAAGGATTTCATAACTGGTCAATCAAGAGTTGAAGTAGTTAGAGAGTTGAAGCCGGGCTGGGAATGGCATATCCTAACCAAGCAAGGTCTAGACGATGGGATCCAAGCAGCAAGAAGAAGATTAAAAACTTCTGTCTTTGACTCAGTAAAGTGTGTTAGACTCTTAGACTGTTTAAAGAATTACCAACGAGAATGGGATTCTAAGCTTATGTTATTCAGAGACAAGCCCAAACATGACTGGGCCTCTCATGGTGCTGATGCCTATAGATACGATGCCTTAGATGAAATAGACTCTAGGGAATTGAAGAAAAGGCGAGATAGTTTGCCAAGAATGGCTGATAGCGACTATAATGAACTTGAGTACTAAGGAGATGATGTATGGGCGCAATGGAGATATTTTCAGGAGTAAAGTCCTTTAGCAAGAAGCGAGATCTAGCGGTGCAAGCTGGATTCAATAAGCAAGAATTACAAGGCTTCATGAAGATGGCAGGTAGTCTAGCTTCTGCGACAAGTAGGGTAGATGCTTCTGCTGAAGGGTTCGGACCTCAATTTAAGTCTAGGGTCGTTGATAAGAAAGCCCTTGATGCCTCTAATAGACTGAACGCTTCTACAGATGTAGGATTCCAAGACAGAACATTTAATCAAGGTGAAAACCTATATACACAAGAGTTCTCAAAGGATCAAGTACAGGGTTTTATTAAAGCATTTAGCGCAAGACAAGACGAAGTATTCGGAAGACGGGCGCAACCCGGAGTCGTAAATCAAACAAGGCTAGTATAAAATGAAAGACACGAAAGCACAGGCAGAAGCTTGCCTGAAGAGATTCAAATCCCTTAAGAAGTCCCGAGCGAATTGGGAAGAACATTGGCGAGATGTCGCTAGATATGTAATACCAAACAAAGAAAACGTACATGATTTCAAGTCCCGGTCTACTGGAGACAAGAAAAGGTTACAACTATATGATAGTTCTGCTGCCCATTACAACGAGCTTCTTGCCTCTGCTCTACATTCTATGCTTACTAACCCTAGTGTTCAGTGGTTTGAGCTTACTTCTGGTGATCATGAAGTCGACAAGAATCAAGATGTTCAAGAATACCTTCAAGCAGTAGTTAGAAAGATTCACCAAGTACTAAACAATACAAATTTCCAAACTGAGATCCATGAAGTCTATCTAGACTTAGGATCATTTGGGACAGGTGCTATGCTTATAGAAGAAGATGACGAGAATGTCCTCAACTTCAGCTCACGCCCTATCTATCAGTTTTTCATAGAAGAGAACTTCAAGCACGAAGTAGATACTTTCTTCATAGAACTTAAGTACAACAGCAGACAATTATTACAGAAATACGGTGAAGAAGCTCTAGGAGAGGACTTGTGTAAACTATGCAAGAAGAAGCCTGAAGACAATCACATCGTAATAATGGAAGTAAGTCCAAACAGTGACTATGACGAGTCTAAGAAATTAGAGGCTGCTAAGAGTAAGCCATATAAGTCTATTCATGTTCATGAGAAATCTCAGATGGTAGTAAAGGAAGGAGGCTTTGACGAGTTTCCGGCTGTATTCCCTAGATGGATCAAAGACTCTATGGAGACTTACGGTAGAAGCCCCGGGATGAAATCACTTCCTGAGATCAAGATGATTAACGCTATGATGCGTACCATCATTAGAGCTGCTCAGAAGATGGTAGATCCTCCTCTAATGGTTCCTGATGATAGCTTCCTTAACTTCAACACTAAGCCGGGTGGGTTAAATCCCTATAGATCTGGTACTCAAGATAAGGTTTACCCTATAGAAATTCGTGGGCAAATCGGCATTGGTCTTGAGATCCTTAAAGACACTAGAGATAGAATCAAAGAAAGCTTCTTTATAGATCAATTACAACTTCGTGAAGGTCCTCAGATGACAGCGACCGAAGTTAATGCAAGAACTGATGAACACTTAAGACTCCTGGGACCTATCCTTGGACGTATGCACTTTGAGTTATTACAACCACTTATCGTTAGAATAATTGGAATCATGATGAGAAAAGGTGAACTTCCTGAGAAAGTACCTAAAGAGCTAGAGGGTAGAACTCCTCAAGTGTTCTATTCTTCACAAATAGCTAAAGCCCAAAGAGTATCTGAGGGTCAAAACTGGAATAGGTTCCTTGGATCAATCGCTGGACTTGCTGAAGGTAAACCAGAGATCATGGATAACATCGATAGTGATGGAGTAGTTAACTACTTGGCAGGAATATACGGCGCGCCTACTGAGACTCTTAAGAAACCTAAAGATGTTAAGAAGACTAGGGACGATAGAGCCAAGCAACAACAAGCAGAACAACAAGCGTTAATGGAACAAGAACAGGCAAAAACTGCCGAAATTTCTTCTAAAGCGGCTAGTAACCAACAATAAGAGAGAGTGACACAATGAAAGATGACGAGAAAAAGAAGGCTCTAGCTAGAGCTAAGGCGACTAAAATTCAAGACTACATTGATGTATTTGACAATGAGAGGGGCAAAGCCGTTCTATTGGATCTTATGTCCAACGGTTTCATATTGAAACCCACTTCCGGGGATCCTCTTAACGAGGGTAAAAGGGAGATGGTTCTCTATATTCTTGACATGATAACCTACGATGTAGAAGATATAATGAACGTAATCACAACAAAAGATAATACACAGACAAGCTCGGGAGGCTCAGATGAAGACGAAGTACTTTTCAATTTTTTCAAAGATTAAATTAATTATAGGCAATGAACGCGGAAACGTGGGATTTATGGGCGGTGACGAAGGCGGATCTACTGAAGGTGGAGCTACTGATGAAGGCGGAACTACTGACGAAGGTGGCGGAATCCAATATGCTTATCCTGAAGGTTTTGACGAAAAGCTGAAAGGTGACGCTAGTTTAATGAAATATGCTACGGAAGACGGGAAGTTTGACCAAGCAAAGATCATGAAAGCTTATGTTCACGCGTCTAGCATGATCGGTAAGGACAAGATGGGTATCCCTGATGATACTTGGACAGACGATCAATACAAAGAACTTTATACAAAACTAGGAAGACCGGAAGATATTAGCGAATACGGTGTAGAAAACAACATAAGTAAGGGGATTGAGAAGAACGAAGAGTTTTTCAATGGCCTTAAGCAATCAGCTTATGACGCAGGTCTAGCACCTAAGCAAGCTCAGAAGATGGCTGATTTCTTCAATGACTTTCTTGGAGAGTCGGTTGCCAAGAATAACGAAATGTCTGAAGCGGCTTATGAAAAAGAAGCTAGTCAACTTAAGTCTGATTGGGGCGACAAGTACGATCACAAGCTAAATAGAGCATTTACAGCACTTCAGAACTTTGCTTCTCCTGAAGATATTCAAGAAATGAGAAGTAAAGGCCTTATGGAGAATACAGTAATTACTCGTCTTTTCGACAAGATCGCAGACGGTATGGCTGAAGATTCTCTTAAGGTTAAGGGAAGCAACACTTTTGGTATGTCACCAGAAGAAGCAGGAAACGAGATCAGAAAGTACTATGAGAAAGGTCATCCTTTCAGTACTAAGGGTCACCCAGAGCAAAGCTTCTATCAAAATAAAATGAGACAATTACAGAGTATCAAATTGGCGTCTAAAACGCGCTAATACCTCTCAGGGTTGAGGGGGAGGTAACGTGTCAGCTTCCCCCTCTTTTTTCCTTGACTCGACCCATAGGTATCAATTACAATCTAGGAAGATCATCTACAGGACACTCCTTTTCGGACCCACAACGTAGCGATTAGGTAGAACCCTTTTGGACACTTCTCCGAAGATAGAACATACTTAATTTTTATTATTAACCCGAATATGGAGAATATTCATGAAATCATTTATTTTAAATTTGGTTGCAATGTTTAAGGCTTTCCTTAACCTTCCTGCAACATTAAACCTTTTAGGGCAACGTGGATCTTTTGAGATCGATGAAGCTTTTGTTGAAACTTACAAATCAAACATCTACATGCTTTCTCAACAAATGGACTCAAGACTAGCAAAAAATTGTCGTCAAGAATCTCAAGGTGGAGAGACTGACTATTTTGAAAGAATTGGTCAAGCTGAAGCTAACAAGATTACTGATCGTCATGGTGATACTATTCATTCTGATACTCCACATACTAGACGTGCAGTAGATTATGAAGAAGCAGATTACTCTGATCTTATCGATAGAATGGATAGAGTTAAATTACTTATTAATCCTGACGATGCTTACGTTCAAGCTGCTGTTATGGGTATCAACAGATATAAAGATGATGTCTTTATTTCTGCTGCAATGGGTAACGCAAGAACTGGTAAAAAAGGTGCAGTAAATGTTGCTCTTCCAAGTTCTCAAAAAGTTGGAGCTACTTCTGGTACTGCTTCAAGTGGATTAAATGTATTTACATTAACAATCGTTTTAGAAAAATTTGATTCTAATGATGTTGACGAAAGTATCCCTAAGTATATCGCTTATTCAGGTAAGCAAAAACAAAATATGCTTAATGAAACTGAAGTTACTTCTGCTGATTACAACAGTGTAAAAGCTCTTGTTCAGGGTCAAGTTGATAGCTTTATGGGATTTAAGTTCATTAGATCTGAAAGACTTCCAGTAACTTTAGCTGCTAACACAGCTTTTGAAGCAACTACAGGTGCTTTCACTGGTGGGTCTGATACTATCGCAGCAGGAGCTAGAAGATGTTTAGCTTGGGCTGAAGATGGAATGATCTTCTCTACAGGTGTTGATTTACTTGTAAAGATTAGTGAATTACCAACTAAACGATATTCAACTCAAGTTTACGCTGCTCACCAAATTGGTGCAGTAAGAATGGAAGAAGAAAAAGTTGTTGAAATTCACTGTAAAGAATAATTAGTAAACTGAGGGGCTTCGGTCCCTCATAACAAAAAAAACCTAACTTGGAGAATATACTATGGCCACTTTATCTGGTTCAAATTACGCAAAAGAAATTGCTAAACCGCAATTAAAGTCTGAAAACGGCGAGCTATTCGGTTCAGTTCATTACCTTAGAGAAGAGTATAACCTAGCTGACGCT